AGTCTTTCGACTTCTAAACTTCCGTCCGAAATCGCAGAAAACGTGGAGATGAGTTCCTCCATCAGCGTGATCCTCTCGCGCGACGATACACTCGCCTCCCAACGTTGAAATGTGGTCCATAACGCGCCATCCATCAAGTTCGGAACATTGCGCGTAGGTGAGGAGGACATATTGAGCGTTTACTGCGAAAGACATGTGTTCTTGGTGTTCCTGGGCAAACTAATGTTATAGCCCAGGACACAGGGCACAGCCCGACTATTTATATGTGTCCCCTTACCCCCTCTCTCTGCAAGCGAGAGATGTCTACCCCGCTTTCAATTGCCGAAATCAGTTGCCGATATGGCGTATCGGAGAAAAACTACCCGAAGGAGGCGAGCTCCCAAGCGAAAAGGCCGACGCTCGTACGGTCGGAAACGCCGCTCGTCTACTCGAGGGAAAAGGGTTATGACCAAACGTGCTGTGGTGGCTATTGCCAGTGTCAAGAAGCGCGACACGATGATTTCGAGAAACGTCGTTGATGGTGGATCCGTTGGAAGCTTCGGATCGACATTGAATGGAATTTTGTGGTGTTCTACGTCAAGGCCCATGGCCGGCCGTAATGAGAATTCGCCTGCTGCTCGGAGTTCATCACGGTGTTGGATGAAAGGGTTGTCCGAGCGAATTAATTTCGAAAGCAATACGAGCGACCCGTGGGAGTGGAGACGTATTTTGTTTACGATAAAGGGGCCGTTTCCTGAGACGGCCTTACCTCAAACTCAGTACACTTATTTTGAGACGGATATATCTTCCGTGGAGCCGAACACGGTGCCTGGTGGTATTACGAACCCGGTGAACATGCCGGGTAATATACGGACATCACGAAGTGTGTCAAGTCTTACGAATGACCAATTGTTATTCGTCACAGGTGGATTGTTTATGGGTACGCGCGGGATTGATTACATCGACCCGTTTCTTGGCGTGCCCGACCGTTCCGCCTATCAGATCTTGTCCGACAAGGTTACGCGTATGAGGAGTGGAAATGACTCACCGCTGTTGAAAACATACAAGTTGTATCACCCAATGAACCAGACGTTGCAGTATGCGGACGGTGAGTCTGGTGGGTTAGTGGATGCAGGAGGCTTTAGCACGAATTCACGGTACACGATGGGTGATGTTTATGTGTTGGATTTATTTAAGCAGTTGAATGCTGCGCCGGCTAGTATGACTATGACGACAACGTCTACGTTGTATTGGCATGAAAGATAGCTATGGGGTTCTCTTCAAGAACCTCGATAAATACACAGTTTCCATCCATCCATTCTACATCTGATTGAAGCATTTCATTGCGTGGATCAGTGTTGGATAGCCAAATGCTTGGCTTGCCCCATATGACGAGTTCGGGCTCGTGATATAATCGTTTGATGCTTACGCATGCTTGGCATCCAAGCCATTCCTTGAAAGACGGGAAGAATTTGATCCCTCCTCTTATGTCGTCGAATATAGCGTAGTCGACCACGGGTGCCTTGAGACACTCGTTACCGGACACCAGTCCCACACAATAGATGTGTTTTCCCAGGGATCTAGACCACGTGGTCTTTCCTGTACGGGTTCCTCCGTATAAGCAAAGTGATTTGCATCTTCCTACCCTAGTCAGAATTTGATCATCTCGAGTGAAACGACGGGGGGCTGGCCGAGCGAAGCGGAAAGGCCCACGCGCAGCGTGCCCCCCTCGAGTGGAGCGACCACTTACCTATACGTGGTTGTCCACCTCCCAAGCCAGATTGTTGTAACCAATCAGATCGTCCATCAAGATCTCCATCAGTGAATTCAACTCCGGTTGGCGATGAATATTCGGGAGCATGAACAGCGAACTTCCAGTCACAATACTTGGTGAGCTGTGTGAAAGCGCAAGCTGCACTCTTTGGATCCAACTGGTGAACAAGTTCCCAAAAGAGTTCTCGAGTCGGAGCACTCGTAATCTCAGTCCATTTAGTATGAGTCTTGCTATCTCCAGCTCGGCTGGTCGTTGGTCGACCAAGGCCTCCGCAGATAACGTCGCCATCCTTGATTGCGTAGTCGTAACCCTTTTCTGGTGTGCCACGAGAAGGCATAATGTTTGGGTGATGATCGTCCACATCGAATACATTAGTCTTTCGACTTCTAAACTTCCGTCCGAAATCGCAGAAAACGTGGAGATGAGTTCCTCCATCAGCGTGATCCTCTCGCGCGACGATACACTCGCCTCCCAACGTTGAAATGTGGTCCATA